AAAGTGTCTGACTTGCTTTTGCTGACATCAGTCGGCTGTGGATTACCACCCACATTCGCAACTTTTGCCGCCGTATTGATGCCAGTATAGTCCATTACTTTTTGCCTTTTGCAGGTTTGGGCGCTGCTCGTTTGGTTGCGTAGGCTATTGCCACCGCTTGTTTAACCGGTTTGCCCGATTTTACCTCAGCCTTGACATTTTCACGAAATGCTTTTTCAGATTTTGATTTAACTAATGGCATTTTAATTCCCCATCCAGCCGGTTGCGGCTGTTTGTTGTTGATAGACTTTAGTGCGTGTTGCTCCACGTTCGTAACTTGACTCACGATGTGCTACTGGAAACGCAAACGTCACTGCTAATGCATCCGCCGCATCTGGTGAGGCTAGACCGCGTGACTTCATTTCCTTCTTGCCTTCTAAGTAAATCGTGCCTGACGAGTCCGGCTTTTTCATTGGTCCAGTCAAGTCGGCTTTTAGCTGTCGATCGTTCGGTATACTGGCAGTTTTCAACCAATCCCGCATCGCACCCCACATTTCTGCGCGCTTGTTGCCCCACATGACAGGCTTGCTTGATTTCCAACCAAAGTTAACCCCACGCACTTTGTATCGCTGTTCTTTTAATCTGTCAAGTATCCCGTAGCCTAGACCACCTTCGTCGATCACTGTCAGTGCTGGCCGGTACTCTTCAATGGCATCAATCACCCGACCAACTGTGGTCATCGTGTCCTCGCCGTGGAAGCGTTTGATTGCCACCAAGTCTCGACCTTGTCTTACCACGATTACCGTTGAGTCCGCGCCGCCTCGAGCTGGGTCAACGCCGAGAATAATTGGCGCCGTCGCATCCTTGTATTTCTCCCGACTGCCGGCATCGTCGACAAGACGTGCACCAATAAACTGATCTTCGCCAGCCGTTGGGAATTCACCGTAGACCTCAACCCTAGCCTGTGGCGAATCCTCGCCATATTCCGCAATGATCTGCTCATATACCTGTTTGTCCGTGTCTTCTACTGTGCGTGAGTCAATATTGCGCGTACTCCAAAAGTTACGCTTGGCGTGGAAGCACTCATAAAAGTAACCTTGGTTTCGACGCGGGTTGGAGAACGCAAACCAATATCTATCTAAAATCGGTTCGGTAAAAAAGCCCGCACCAACCGACCAGATCGGGTCTGGAATACCGGACGCTTCATCAAAGATCAACATCATGCCGTCGTGGTTGTGCACACCGGCGTAACTGTCAGGATTTTCTTCCGACCAGAGTTTACCTTCCGCCGCCCAGTAACGCGTACCTTTTTTTAAGTCCCGCTCGACCAACTCCGTGATCCACTTGGCCGGAACCAGTTTGGTTGCCGATATTTCCCACCAGTGATTATTAATAATCATCGCCTGCCATTTGGTCAACTCACCCCAGGTCACTGATCTCAACTGCGCTTCACTGTTGGCCGACACAATTACTGACGACCCAATACGAGTCGTCAACATCCACAGGATTAGCCAACTAACCAACGCAGACTTGCCAATACCACGACCAGACGCAATCGCCAGTCGCAACGCTTCCATGTCTAGCTGGCCTCGGTTTTCTTTGATGTGATTGGCAATCGAGCGCAGCGTTTGCCGTTGCCAAGTGCGGGGACCTTTGAAGTGCGCCAGCGGCGTGTTGGGTTTACCCCAAGGAAAAGCAAACAACACAAACGCTTCTGGATCATCCGCAACTTGCGGCGCCCAGAGTTGCGCCATTAGTAGTTGCTCACCTTCTGAATCATATATCGGCAGTTGTGCCATGCGTTGCTTTGGTTGGTAGTAATGTAGGAGACTGCTCAGTAATCAGCCCGTCAATGACGCGCTCTTTTGCTTCTTGCAACGCCTGCGTAATGCTGATCTTTTGATAGACGTCGATGCTGATTTCCTGCTTGGCCGTCCAGCCGTGAGCGTGTTGCAGTATTGCTAACGCTGCCTTGGCGTCGCCGTTACGGGCTGCATCACGCAAGAACGCAGACGCTTCCCGTTCGCTGTCAGCGCGTCCTTTTAATTCAGCCATTTCAGCGACAGGATCAAACTGGCATAACTGCCGGTACTCTTGTGGCAGCATGCCTGCTGCTAACGCCAATGAGTCGCCTTTTAATCCTAACGCCGCAGCATCGTAGATCGCCTGAAGCCTAGCTTCAGTCGCTTCTAACTTGCGTGGTGTGAAGGGCAATGATTTAAACATAGTTTGCAGTATAGCTAAAAAACTTTAAAAATAAAAAAAATTTAGCGTGAAGCCTCCGTAATTGGGAGCTTTTTGCGTCGGCCCTACCCCCCCTTCCTCAAAGTTAGTGAGCACTCACTTATTTTTTGACCGGATTTTTAGCTGTTATCAGAATGATATGAGGGCAATTGTAGGCAATGTTTTTTAAGTCGGTAATGACATGCACGCGGGTGTTTTCTGTGGGAAATATTTGTGCCTATTTTTTAGGCAGTTGCCATTTTGGCATGAGGGCAATGAGGGCAATTTGGACAGCCGTTTTAAATCGGCGCGCTTACTTGCGTGCGCTCCAATTTCGTACGACTGTTAGCATATATATAACAAATCTAGAAAATTTCTAGGTATTAGAAAACAATGACCACAATTACCCGCAAATAGCCAAAAGCTAGGCGCAGCTTGGCATTTGCGCGGGCAATTCGCGCTTTCCAAATTACCCGCAAGTCGCCGACAATTACCCGCATTTTAATACTTGATTAATTTGCTTAGGTATTTAAAAGATTGTTTGACATTCGGTGGTAGATTTGAGACTATTTGTTTGCGGTATTGATCAACGGAAACAAAACGGGAGAAAAACATGAGCGAAAAGAAAACAATATATGTAATTAATGACGGCACTTATTGGTTAGTCGAAGCTAGTGACGGCATATGTCATGGCGTATGCGATACCTTGACAGAGGCTATTGAATGCGCAAAAGGCGCAGTCGAAATGGGTTATGGCGACACATATTGTGTCGACGAATAATAGGGGCGAATAATGAAATTGACAGAAATTATTGCAGGCCTATTTATAGCGGCCGTTTTTTATGTGTTTTTGGTTGTTTTATTGGGAGTGTAAAAAATGAGAAATCCATTTAAATTACAGTTAAAAAATGAGGGTTTACAGTACCGGCCGATCTTAGGAGAATCAAGCGCCAAAACGATCAAGGGTGAAAAGATAGGATATCTAACCGCGATTTGTTATTTAGTGCCAGATGAAAAATTATGCCCGTTTGCAATAATGGCCGGATGTTTTGAGGGTTGCTTAAATACCGCCGGCCGCGGCGCATTCACTAGCACGCAATTGGCACGCAAGAAAAAGACCGAATTTTTCTACAATAATCAACGCGCATTCATGCTTTCAATGGCCGCGGATATCTGGACACATGCGCGTAGAGCGGCCAATCTCGGATTAATTCCGCTTGTGCGGCCAAATGGGACAAGTGATATTCCATTTGAGAATATTTTAATTGACGGCAAAACGATATTTCAATTATTTGCGGATGTGCAATTCTACGATTACACAAAACATCCGAGCCGAAAATTAGAAAATAAGACATATGGAAATTATGATCTTACTTTCTCATTTTCCGCGTTAACTCCAAAAGCGGTATCTATTAAAGGCCTGGTTAATCCGGCCAATAAACGTACGGCCGTCGTTTTTTATAAGCGCGAAGAAATACCCGCAAGCTTTCGCGGTTGGCCGGTCGTCGACGGCGACGACACTGACGTTCGCCACATCGAGCCCACCGGTGTAGTCGTCGCGCTATATGCCAAGGGTAAAGCCAAGCGCGATACCGGCGGTTTTGTACAGCGCCTAGGGCGCGATTATTAATCTAAAAGGAGAAATAAAATGAATGTAAAAAATTTAGTCGATTTATTAAAAGATTTACCGCCTGATTTGCCGGTTTACATTTGGATTGACGGCGAGCGTTATCCGATATTAGGGATTGATGATTCTTGGATAAATGAGGGCGGTTGGATTGATCTTAATGCAATGCTAGTCGAAAATTTTGGAGGGTACTAATAATGAATAAACAAGAGCAAGCGGCCTTTGTGGCCGCATATTGTGACAATGTAGGCTCAGCGCCAGATCATATCGTCGAGGCTTTTGTGGCCGATTATGAAAACGGCGACGACGTGTCCGAATACAGTGAACATGCGACGTCAATTGTCGACGCGCTTGGGGTTTGGCACTACGCGATCAGATATCAATTGGAAAGGGCACGCAATGGCAAAATCTAATAGTGAGTTACTAGAACGCGCGTATGCGATAGCAGAATCGCACTTTTTTAGCGACGACGAATGTCAGATAGCGTGGGAACCGTTCGAAGACTGGGAACAAGACGAATTACAAGATCAAGTACATGCACTCGCGCAAACAATCCTTTTAGCTATGCAATGGAGTCAAGACAATGAAGACTAATCAATTATTCATCGACACAAGTACCCGCACGCTCGAAGAGCTGGAACGCGCAGCCTACATGGCCGGCGATATACAAGCGGCCGAGCTATACGCAATAGCCAATGATCCGCCGGTATCCGAACGCGTCGCCGAGTTAACCGCTGATTTAAAAGAAGCGGATCAATTGATTGAAGATTTAGAGCAAAAAAACGACGAGTTGCGCCGCGTGCTATATCAATTAATCGATTTAGACCCGAAAGATCACGTTACATTACTGCGCATTATTCAACGCGCGGGAGCGGTATTATGAACGCGCCAGAGGCCTTATGGTGGCCACAAAACCTAGAATTTTTTAGCTATCTCGATAAGCTTGATTGTTATCTGGAATTCGAGCCGCCTGATTTAGGATGTAATTATCATGGCGCGGCTTACCTAGTCCACGCGTTTGCCGGTGGTGTCGATATAACCGATTTTTTAGCAGATAGCACTATTAAAGCGATTGAGAGGGCAGCATGTTTGCACTTCTCGGGGTTTTGATCGCCGCGTTAATCGCGATTCTGTTAGACTTGTAACACTCCCGCCTGCATGTGATGCAGGTATTTTGCCCCGCCCTTAGAGCGGGGCTTTTTTCTGTCACTTCACTAATCTAACAGCACTCGCGGCGGGTACATCCTCCGCTAACCGGCGCAACTCGGCCTTGCCTAGCTCTACCATATCAGGCGCACAGAATAGGTGTTTTTTGGTCTGATATTCACGCGTGCCGACTCTACCCATATCGACCCAGCCCGCCTCCTTTAGCGCGTGCAATAACGCAGCCTGTGGGATTTTGGTACCGGCTAAGCCTGTAAGCCGATCGCACAACGTATAAAACGGCGACGCGATAACACCCTTGCTAAATTCGCCCAGCCTATTCTCAAGCTGATCAACCAAGAACGATTCTGCGCCAGATCGACCTTGCTCGACCATGATGGCTTTGGCTTCAGTCATTGGCGGGGTTGCGCCTGCATTAAACGCGCTCACATCGCGCGCATGCAGCCAAGCGGCCACAGCAGCACATCCGCCATTGTCTAACCATTTCCAAAGCTTTGCGCCCGCCTCATCGCTCATTCGCGGCGCTTCCGAATACACAACGAACCATCGCCGGTCTTCAGAGGGTAACGACAACGGCACGCGCTCGTTTGAAAATGCTAGAACAAACATGCGATTAAGCGCTTGGTACGGGTGCATGCCCTTGCGGTTTACCGAGATAAACTCAGGCGGCGCAGCTATCACCGGTTTTAATTGGTTTTCTAATGCGCGCCTGTCTTTTGCTTCAGTCTGGCGCAGCTCTTCAAAAACCATGATTTCCGATTCATAATTGTAACCCCACTGGCTTTGCACCTCTTCATTACGCACTATCGCAACGTTACGACGTGAAGAACGAGCGCCGCCAACTGCCCACAGGAACGGCTCATACAATGAATCCTTGCCTGAGCCTTGACGGCCAATATGTAAAATCGCGTGGTTAATCTTGACATCCGGCCTTTGCACTTTGTGAGCTATCACGTCAAGCATATGCTCTCGCTCACGCTTATCGGGGATCATACGGTGTAAATGATCGAGCCATAACGTGATATCGCCTTCGACTGGCGTAGGGCGTGCATCAGCCCATCGGTTGCCATACACCTGACCCTCACGGGTGACTAACACGCTCTCGCCTGCTGCGTAAGTAATGCCAGCCAATGCATGCGCGCCCATCGCTTGGCGGTTCTCATCAAAGCAGACCGCGGCTTCAATGCGGCGCTTGACCTTACTAGGATGGATAGAAAAACAAGTCACATGACGAAATAGCGCATTAAACGTGCTACGTGACAGTTCACGCCTATCATGCATATCAAAGTAATTGTCATCGGCTTGGATGTACGCAAAGCGGTTATACCAGTCAGCCTTTTCAACACGTCCAATCTCGCGCCGTTCAACTTCAGCGATTAACTCAGCCCCCGCGTCAGGAAATGCGTCAGTAGGTGTAAGTTTAGAAATCGCTGCGTCCATCACCTGCGCAAGCAACTCTTCACGTAAACCAGTGGTGTGTTTTGGACCACCATTGGCCGCGACCCATTCAAGGAAAGTAGCAGAACTAAAGTCGACGCAATGGCTATGCAAACAACGGTAAGCGCGGGTTGCAGGCATGTAGCGCCCTTCGGGGTTGCCATCGGTGTGTTCATCTTTGTTGGGACAGATCACGCCCGCCCATCCTTCAGGGTTGGGGTGTGAGAGCAATAGACCTTGCTGAGACAACCATGCCATCACATCGTCCGCCCCATCGTCAGAAATCCGGATTGGACGCAATTCAAGTGACTCGACTGGCACGGGTGTCACGTCAAGCGCCTTGCATATCTGCTCAAGGGTGTATTCACGCTCAGGATTGAAATGCGCAAGCCGAGCGGCAAAGTTGTTGCGCCCAGGCTTTAGGTTAATCGACCCTGGCAGCCTAAAATTGCGCACTGGGTTGCAGGCGCCTGGGTCGGTGTATCCGGCATCTGCTATCGCTTTAATCGCAGCGGCAAACTCAGCCTTTGTTGGCTGCTCTGAGAATGCATACCCCCATTGGAATGACCCTTCGGATGTTTCCATGATCCACGTCGGGTCAAGCGGCGGTGTTTTGGACTTAGTGCCAATGTCGTCAAGCATCATTACAAGAACGTAATCACAGTTCGCTGCCGACGCTGAAACATGCCCGTCTTTAAAGCGATCAATGATAAATGACGCAGTATTGCCGTACCATGCGCCAATTCCGTCATGTTTTGAGGGCAAATAGGCAGGCCAAGTGGCTTTTATCGCTCCATCGGCGTGATATTGCAACGGTTTGAGTGGTTTTTGTTTAACAAATAGCGCGGTTTCGCCCTCTGGCGCCAATTTTGTGATAAATTCTAAAAAGTTCATGTCTTCCTTTAGTAGTAGTTGGAGCCGCCCTGCAAGGCGGCTCTTTTATTTTCCGTAACGACTCATCACTTCAACCTCCGCATTCAGCGGCAGCCCTGTTGCCCAATCCGGCGGCGTACACATTACTTGTTTTAATTTGTTTTCAGCGGTGGGATCATCGGTCTCAAGGACTATCTCATCATGCACATGAAG